CTGTTATCGGTGCTGCTTATGGCGGTACTGGTGTTGCAAACAACGCAGCAAATACAATTACCTTCACTGGCGCATTTAGTTTAGGATTAACACTTACTGCCAATACAGCAGTAACACTGCCAACTACTGGAACTCTTGCTACTCTAGCTGGCACAGAAACTTTAACTAATAAGACACTAACAAGTGCAAACTTAACAACACCAACTATTGGTTCTGCTGGTGCTAACTTCTCTGGTTCTACATCTGGCACAACTACTGTTGTTGCAACAGCAATTGCTGGTACAACTACATTAACACTACCAGCTGCAACTGATACTTTAGTTGGTCGTGCAACAACTGATACACTAACTAACAAGACAATCACTGGTGCAGTAATCACTACTGGTAGTATTAATAATACTCCAATCGGTGCTACCACTACAAACACTGGTGCGTTTACAACTCTTGCTGCTTCTGGTTTAGTGACATTAACCAATGCAACTGATGCCACTAACTTAACAACTGCAGGTGTTGTTATGTCAGGTGGTTTGGCAGTAACCAAAACAATCTATGTTGGTTTGAATATTACAGGTGCTGGTGCTGCAACTTCTACTCTTGATGGATTTAACATCGATGGTGGCACTTATTAAAATGCACTAAATACATGAGTTGCTGGAATTTTTATTCCAGCTTTTTAACCTTTTTAGGAAGATGAATGAGTAACTCAGTTCTACTCAAGAAGTCATCAGTTGCGGCGAAAGTTCCACTGACGACTGACTTAGCATATGGTGAATTGGCATTAAACTATGCTGATGGAAAACTGTATTTCAAGAACTCTTCCAACGCAATTCAATCGTTCACAAACGATTCGACAACTGTTACCTTAACTGGTACACAAACTCTCACCAATAAAACTCTTACATCACCAACAATTAATGGTGGTGCTTTATCTGGCACATTTACTGGCTCCATAACTCTTTCCGACACAACAGCTTCTACAACAACTACCACAGGAACATTAAAACTTGGCGGTGGACTTGGTGTTGCTGATAGTGTTTATGTTGGAAATAGAGTTGGATTTGTTAGTTCTAGTAATGTTAGTGCAGTATATCAAGTATACAACGCAGCCACTAGTAGTTTAGATACGGTGTTTGGATAATGCCAGCTACTCGTTTAACTAATACTGGAAATTTACTTGTAAACGGATCGTTTGACGAAGTAACCTTTAATTCAAATTCGGGTGTAAAGAAAAATACACTGTCTTCGTCAAATGCTTTTGATAATACTAGTTATTGGCAACAAATAGCAGCAACAGTAACGCCAAATTCAACAATAGCACCCGATGGTACAAATACAGCTTATTTTTTAAAAGATTCAGTTACAGCAAACAATGGTCATTTAATACAAGCAGTACCAACATGGACTTCTGGTAATATATATACATACAGCATTTATGCAAAAGCCTCAACTAAGATATATTTATTTTTATTGATCGGAGCAGGAGCAATTCCCAGTCAGCAAAATGCGACATTTAATTTAAGTACAGGTGCCACGAGTGGTGTAAATACGGGCAATGGAACTACTGCTGCAATGGTTTCTGTTGGTAATGGGTGGTGGAGATGTTCAATAACAACACCAGCGGCAACTTCTACTGGTACTAGTACTGTTTGGGCTAGTCTTACTAACACTAGTCAATCAGTTAATTATACTGGAGATGGAGTATCTGGAATTTATATTTGGGGTGCTCAAGTAGAGATAGGTACTTCTCCTACAATATATGTTCCAACAAACTCTACTGGTGTATCTACTTCAACCTCATCAAATAAAACAGGAATAGACGGTACTGTATATATTACCAATCAATTCGATGAAGTAACATATAATATATCAAATCCAGTAATTAAAAATTTATATCACTACACCGAGCAGTTTGATAATGCTTATTGGGCAAAAACAAATGGCACCACAATATCTGCGAATTCTACATTGGCTCCAAATGGTACAATGACTGCAGATAAGATTCAAGAAGTAGCCACTACCTCATTTTTTGGTTTAGCATTAAATCCAACTGCCATTGCCAGCACTGTCTACACATATAGCATATATGCCAAAGCAGCTGAACGAAATCAAATGTATGTTGCATTTACAGTAGTTCCTAATTGTAATTGTACATTTACTCTAACTGGTTCAGGATCGGTTTCCGCTGGTGCTGGTGTATCAGCTACAATTACTTCTGTTGGTAACGGATGGTATCGTTGTACAGGAACATTTACCACAGCGAGTAGTGGATCAAATTTATTATATCATATTTTTGTAACAGGCACTGGTACAGTAGTCGGAGTCGCTGGAAATGGTATATACATATGGGGTGCTCAATTAGAATTAGGATCCACAGCAACGATATATCAAGGTATCGCAGCGGCAAATACTTTGGTGGCACCAAACTTTGCAAAACGTGAAGGTAGTGATGGATCAATGTATATAACAGGAACATATGATGAAGTCACAGGTGTTGTATAATAATGGATAAATAGAATACTATGGCAAAACTCTTATCAGGTACAAGAATATATGGATCGGCAACGATAGATACAACTCTATCGCTCGGAACATCTGCAATCTTCACTGGCTCAACTTCAGGAACAACAACTGTTATAGCCACTGCAGTCGCAGGAACAACTACACTTACTCTACCAGCAGCAACAGACACATTAGTTGGTCGTGCCACCACCGATACTCTAACAAATAAAACTCTTACATCACCATCTTTGTCGGCTCCAACACTTACTGGAGCAGTAACTGCAGGTGGCAATACAGGTTCTAACGGACAGTTTTTAAAGTCAACAGGAGTCGGTGTTATATGGGCAACTCCAGGTGGAAGTACCTTAGTTTCTCTATCAGATGTTTCGGTAACAACTCCAGTCACAAGTCAAGTTTTAACCTATAATGGTTCAGTATGGATTAATGCCACTCCAAACGTCGCTGTTGCCTCTGCTGTATTTGCATCTTCTGCATATGATATGGGTTTCGTTTATGATGTTGCTTCTATATCTGAAGATGAAGGTTTAATAACTGGATCGAACAACTTCATTTATGATCTAGGTATTTTAAGTTTTACTGGTATTATCTCGTTGAACAACCTCGACCAATCTGTAAAATCAGATTATCTTGGATACTCTATTATTTTTGGATTTTAAGGATCATACATGGCACGCCAATTAGTTGAAAAATATATTTTTACTCCAGGAAATGCTGGAGCAGGAACAATCAAGTTTCCTGGAAAGTGCGATCTAACTCAACTACTGATTATCGCAAATAAAACAAATCAAGATAACATTTATGCGATTGGTGATCCAACACGTAACGGAACTATTGCATATAATCCAGATGATAATACAACTTTCTATTCAGAACAAACTGGCGTTACAACAGTAACATTTTCCAAAGATACATCTTCATATCTTTCTACAGATAAAATTGCGATTTATACTGATGCTCCAAAGAACGTCGGTAATATTGTTCGTCCATATGCGTTTGGTGTAGATGCGATTGAACGTCAACGTGTTGCTAGTCCCCAGTCACTAATCGATGCTGACTTTGAGTATGGATTACAACCAACTAAGTGGACGAACTATTCAGATATTAGAAATATCCCAGGAATCTACGAACGTCCAGGTCTTGACTTATTTGTAACAAACGTAACAACTGATGGAAATTCTCCATCATTAATTACAATTACAACCTCAGTTCCTCATACTCTTTCTGTTGCTAATCCTGTTATTGTATATGGATTGATCGGAACAACTCAAGCCTCTAGAGCTGAGGGTGCTTTTGTAATTAACACTGTACCTACAACAACTTCTTTCACTTACTATGCCAAAGGTATCGTTGGTACAGCAAGCCAAACTCTATTTAATCCTAGCACTTATGCTCGCAGAGGTGGATTTTATACTGGGTCTAATCTACCAATTTCTACAATTGTATCGAATGCTGCCTCTCCATCTGTAATTACTGTAACGTGTTCATCGAATCATGGATTAATTCCAGGATCTCCTCTTGTTGCTGTTGTAACATCGGCAGGAACAAACCATAATCTAATTACTGGAACTATTTTTGCTGAAACTGTTCCATCACCAACTACCTTCACTTTTACTGCACGTGTTGGTGGTGCTGTTGCCAATGCTGGAATCACTGCTAGCATTTACACCCGTTCTGATGCTTTCGTTCTCCATAGACCTTTCGATGGTGGTGTTCAACTTGGTAATTTTAATGCATGTCATGGAGCAACAATTTCAAGACATACTAAGAAATATATGCGTTATCAGTCTGGTAAAGGATTACTCTGGACATCAGGCGTATTGTTTAACCCAGTATTAAACTTAGATCAAATTTCAGCAAACGGAACTTCTGTTAGTTCGGTTATTACTATCACAACAGAAATCGACCATGGTCTCCAAGCTGGATCAACTATTCAAATAGCAGGAGTTTTAACATCAGGGTATAATGGAACATATGGTGTTTATGCTATCACAAGTGAAACTTCTTTCCAAGTAATTGCATCGAATATTCTTGGATCAGCTTCCGCTGTTCTTACTTCTTTCCCACGTGTAACTTGTACAAACTGGTCAGGTTCCGCTGTTCGATGCGGTCCATTCGATGAACAGAATGGAGTTTTCTGGGAATTTGATGGTAAAGAATTGGCGGTTGTTAAGCGTTCTTCAACATATCAATTATCTGGATCCGTTACAGTTACAAATAATTCTCAATCTATAACTGGAACATCTTGTAGATTTACTCAGCAATTAAAACGTGGCGATAACATTGTTATTCGTGGTATGACATATAAAGTTGGATCTATAACCGACGATAATACTATGACAATTAATCCAGCATATCGTGGATTAAGCACATCGACTGGTGTTAAAATTGCATTAACTTCAGATCAAAGAGTTCCGCAGTCTCAGTTTAACTTTGATAAATTGGATGGAACTGGATTCTCTGGTTATAATGTTAACTTAAATAAAATGCAGATGATGGGTATTTCTTACTCATGGTATGGTGCTGGTTTTATTGACTTTATGATGCGTGGTGCAGATGGAAACATGGTTGTTGCTCATCGCATGAAACAAAACAATGTTAATGACGAAGCATATATGAGAACAGGTAACATGTCTGTTCGTTATCAAGTTAAAAATGAATCTGCGGTTAGCACGTTGTCTGCTGATATTACAAATTCAGCAACTACTATTCCTTTGGTGGATGCATCTCGATTCCCAACAACAGGTGGAACTGTTCTTATTGAAAATGAATTAATTTCATATACTGGAATTTCAGGAAATAATTTAACAGGCGCAACTAGAGCAGCATCTCTTTCTATGTTCGCCAATGGTGGGACTCAAAATTTTACTGGTGGTACTGCTGCCGCCCATACAGCTGGGTTATCATTTAAACAGGCAGTAATTTTAGTAAGTTGTACTGCTTCACCAACCATTGCTCACTGGGGATCTTCCTATATCATGGATGGTGGATTTGATAACGATCGTGGTTACTACTTTAACTACACACCACCAACTGTTATGTTAAACAATGGACAATCGAAAACAGCTTTCTTCCTTCGTCTTGCACCAGCTGTTTCTAACTCTATTTCTGGAACTCTTGGCGATCGTGATTTAATTAATCGTTCATTATTATTGCTACAAAAATTACAAATTCAATCTGATGCTTCTGTTCAGGTTACTGGTATTTTGAATCCAGGAAATATTTCAGCGTACACCGATTTAACTTGGTCATCTGTTAATACCGTGGCGCTTGGTTCGCAACCTTCTTTCTCTCAAATTTCTACAACAGTAGCTACTGCTGCAACTCCAGGTGAACAGGTTTTCTCAACCCTTGGTCAGCCAAACGGATTTGCTGAGATTGACTTGAATCAATTGAAAGAACTTTCTAATTCTTCTATTGGTGGATACAACAACTATCCTGATGGTCCTGACGTGTTGGCCATTGTTGTTAAAAATATTACATCTGGCGGTGGATCAGCAAACGTAAACATTAACTTGTTTTGGTCAGAAGCCCAAGCATAAATATACGAAAAGAGGAATTATAAATGTCATCCCAAGTACAATTTCGAAGAGGTACAACTACTCAGAACAATGCGTTCACTGGAGCGCAAGGTGAGATAACGTATGATACCGATGTAAAAACATTAAGACTGCATGATGGCACAACTGCTGGTGGTGGTGCTATACTTGTTACTCTTTCTGCAACACAGTCTCTTACAAATAAGACTATGTCAACAGGATCTGTTTGGACTGGTAATGCTGTTGGTTTGGGATATGGTGGTACTGGTTCTTCTTTAAGTGCTATTGCTGGAGCAGTTGCTTACTCTACAGCCAGCGGTCTAGGATTAACAGCGGCAGGTTCTTCTGGTCAACTTCTACAATCATCTGGAACAAATGCTCCTTCTTGGGTTTCTTCTTCCTCTATTACTGTTGGTACATCAACAAATGCAACCAATTCAACTAACGTAATTGGTGGTTCTGCTGGTCAGATTGTATATCAAACTGCAACTGGCACTACTGGATTTATTACTGCTGGTGCCAATGGAACATTCTTACAATCAGCTGGTGCTGGATTCGCCCCTACTTGGGCAGCTGGACAAATTACTATTGGTTCAACTACTGTTGCTCTTGGTAATACTTCAACATCATTGGCGGGTTTAACTGCGATTGATGCTACATCTGGTGCAACTTCTTTTTTTGCTACACCAACAGCTCCAGTATTATTTGCAGCGGCAACTTCTCTTACTCTTGGTAACACTACTGCAGCAACATTAACTGTAAACCCAGGAACTGTTGTTGGTGCTAATACCACTCAAGCATTATTCAATACAGTGGCCACAACAGTAAATGCTTTCGGTGCTTCTACTGCCACAACATTGGGTGCTGCGACAGGAACATTTACGATTAACAGTGTAACGCTGGCTCATCCTAATGCTACTTCATTCGCAATGAATGGAGTGTCGCCATCTCTAACAACAACTTCTACTGGTACAGTTTCGTTATTTAATACAAACGCATTAACTGGTAACTTGTTTGGTGCCGCCACAACTATTTCTATTGGCGCAGCAACTGGTACAACTACAATTAACAATAATGCTGTTGTTACTGGTAACCTAACTGTTAATGGCACAACAACTACAATCAATTCTACTGTATTGAACGTAGATGATATTATGATTGAGTTGGGTGCTGTCACTACACCAACTGATGCTACTGCCAATGGTGGTGGTATAACACTTCTCGGTGCTACTAATAAAACAATTACTTGGGACAGCACTAACGCTAACTGGACTTCAAACCAAGATTGGAATATTCCAACTGGTAAAGTATTTAAAATTAACAACGTCTCAATGCTTTCCTCAACAGCGTTGGGTTCTACTGTAGTTGGTTCTTCATTAACTTCGGTCGGAACTATTGGTACTGGTACTTGGCAAGGTACTGTTGTTGGTCCTACCTATGGTGGCACAGGTGTAAACAATGGAACCAACACACTAACACTGGCAGGTAACGTAACCCATGCTGGTGCATTTACTCAATCCTTTACTGCCACTGGTACAACTACTCTTACACTACCAACCACTGGTACTTTAGCAACTCTTGCTGGAACAGAAACACTTACTAACAAAACAATCAATGGTTCTAATAACACCATTACCAATGTAAGTTTAACTTCTGGTGTTACTGGCACATTACCTGTTGCTAATGGTGGTACTGGTGTAACAGCTTCTAGTGGCGCAAACTCTGTTGTTCTTCGTGATGCCAGCCAAAATATTGCAGTAAATTCTATTTCTGAAGGATATTCTAATGTTGCTGCAGCTGGAACAACAACTACACTTACAGTTGCTTCTGTTCCAAACTATGTAGTTACTGGTTCTGGTGGACAAACATATCAGTTACCAGACGCTACTACTTTACCGAATGGCGCAAACTACACATTTAATAACAATCAAAGCAG